CTTACACCATTCATCTTTATCTTTGATATACATTGTTTCACGTTTCACATCTGTACAATGTATTGGGCGTTTCGTTACATCCATGTCTTTAAGACGGTCCATTATCATTTTTGTCATACCATTTACATAACCATGATGACCTATGTATTCTAATTCATCTACATTCACATCCATGTTTCCTAGAAAATCTGTAATGTTCATTGCATCTTTACATGTGTCATTGAGAAAAAAATTTAGGTTGAATCGCTGGTTATTATTTATTGTATTATTATTTATTGTTTTTCCTTCCTTGAACATCTCTACCATATGTGACTGCAGTTCTGTATTTTGGGCTTGATGTTCTTGAATTTGTTTATTTTGGTCAACCACCAATTGTTTGAATTCTTTATTTTCACGAATTAATTCCAATATTATATTACTTTGACTGCTAATATCAAGTGTTTGAGCGGTTGTAATTACTGTTTTATCGCAACTACCCTCGTCACTTTCATAATTATTTACATAATTACATTTCTTCTTATGCCGCGTCAATGATGGGGCTTGCTTATATTCTTTACCACATACGCATACAAATATTTTCGGCGTTTTTTCACCGGGTGTAGTTAGCATTTTATGTTTTGCAGTCAATACGTGTCTACTGAAGTCACATTGTTTACTGCATTTAAAGTTGCATTTTTCACATGTATATTTTTTGGCGGTTTTTGGCGGTTTTGAAGTTAGCATTAGTTAGCCGATTTCCTTTATATATGCTAACATAAAAAACGCCTAAATACTACGCTCAATAATTTCAAAAAAAAAAATATGCAGTCATACAAAAATAATAATTCCGGGATTTACAGCATTATGCTTTAAACCCGAAAATCGTGTTTTTTTCGGAAAATTTATTATTCAAGATCTGAAAAGTGGACATTTTCAGAATGTCCATTTTTCGAAACCTTGCCAATAAGTTTTCTGAGAAATAATATAATAGAATAAATTATAAAAACAACTTAAAGATAAATATATAAATCCAAAAACAATATGGGGATGTTAAATCTCCAAGTTGTTTTATAAATAATAAATGATTTGTTGATATAAAAAGAATAATCTCCCATAAATAAATTATAAATCATGAAAATTGAATGTAATTGTAAAAAGAATGTTTAGTAAAACTCTAGGTTCTCTATGGTCTAAAATAATTTAGTATTATGTAGTGAAAAAATAAAAAAGATATTAATGATAGTATGGAAAATACAATCAAAACTATAAATGTAGATATGAGTGTACGTAAAGTAGCAGAAGAAACTAATAATAAAAAACAAATAAATATGGTAAAAGAACCAAAGAAGAGAACAATAACACGTAAAGAATGCTGGAATTTTACAGAAGAAGAATTATTTGTAGAGAACCAAGTAAAATATATAGTACAAATGTGTAATAATGAAGTAATTGATACCGAATTATGCAGTTTAATTAATAAAAACATAGTACAAAAGATAAATGGTTATAAATCGCAAGACATAAAAAAGAAATTATATACACCAGAATTCTTGATAGATAGAGAACATATATTAGAATTATTGAAAGGTTCTCAAAATATCTGTTATTATTGCAAAGAATTGGTAATAATATTATACGAGAATGTAAGAGAACCGAAGCAATGGTCATTAGATAGAATAGATAATGGAATAGGTCATAATAAAGAAAACGTAGTAATAGCATGTTTGGATTGTAATTTAAAACGTAAGACGATGTATCATGAGAGATATGCTTTTACAAAACAGTTATCAATAGTCAAACGGAAATAAAGTGTGCGGTAAAATCATATAAATAGTATATGATTTAATTTTATTATGCAAAACATATTTTCAAAAGTACATCATGAGAACCTAGATACTTATAATATAAAAAAAAATATAGATATTCATACAAATATATATGAAAAATTAAAAAATTTTGAAACGACAAATAAGATACCTCATTTAATATTTCATGGTGCATCTGGTACAGGTAAGAGAACAATTGTAAATAATTTTTTGAATAGTATATATAAAAGTGATAAACAACGTATGAAAACAAATATAATGATAGTGAATTGTGCACATGGAAAAGGTATAAAATTTATTCGTGAAGAATTAAAATTCTTTGCAAAAACAAATATAAATTCCAACAATGGTAAATTATTTAAAACAATTGTCTTGATAAATGCTGATAATTTAACAATAGATGCTCAATCTGCATTGCGACGTTGCATAGAACAATTTAGTTTTAATACCCGTTTTTTTATTATAATAGAGAACAAGCATAAATTATTAAATCCAATATTATCAAGATTTTGTGAAATTTATGTACCAGAATATATATTAAATGGTGAAATGGTGAATTTACATAAATTAGCTAGAACAACAAATTATAAAATAGAATATAATGAGAACCATCTAGAATGGATATCAAATAAGATAGATGCATACATACATGAAGAAATAAACCATGTAAATATAATAAAATTATGTGAAGATATTTACGAAAAAGGATTATCATCATTGGATATAATAGAATGGGTCCAACAAACAGAAACTTTAGATAATACTGTAAAATCTAAAGTATGTATGGCTTTTGATATAGTAAGAAAAGAATATAGATTTGAAAAATTATTAATGATGTATATATTTGATTTTTTGTATTTGCGTACAAATAAGGACTTAAAAAGTATAACTAAAATATAGAATATAATGGATGATTTTGTGATATCCAATTTGCACGAATCCCGTAATGAATGGTGTAGTCGTTTGGTGAGTATATTTACACCTTTAGTCGTGGAAGGAATCCGTTCAATATATAATGAAGCCTGGAAAATGTGTTTAGATAATGATGAAGCAAATAAATATTTAATGACATTTCAAAATTTACTATCTCGTGTTCCCAAATGGAATAATGTAATTGTAGAAGAAGAACGAAAACGAATAGTAGAAAGAAGTAGTTGTGATTATTTGGAAGATTTGATTACATGTGTTCATATTATTCAATTAAAAGTATTAACATGTATTCGTGTAGGAAATAAACAAAAAAAGATAGATATTTCTATTCCCAAATTAGATATGTTTATTCATAAGGTATATATACATGTAGCACGAAAAGTATATATGAATGTTTACTTATTTGAAAAGAATATATCCCCACTTCAAGTGCAAAAAAATAATCGCGAACTGGAGTCAATTGTACAAGAATGTATATTAACAACAATTCGTGAAAGTGTTCCAACCGAAGCAATTATCCGTGCATATATGGATGAAAGTGTAGAACAAGAAGAGGAAGTAATCATAGAAGACATTGAAGAAAAGGAAGAACCCAAAGAAGAAACACAGCTAGAAACAGAAATAGAAGAAAAGAAGGAGGAAACAATACCGGATGTAGTCCCAACAATAAAAAATATAGATGATACCGATGTATTAACAAAATTGTCATTTAATGATATGGACTCGGTATTAGATGGAACAAATAATATTGATGAAATTGAAGCCCCAAAATCAATAGAGAGGTTAGAAGATATTAGCACAAGCCGAGCAATAGAACGAAAGTTAGAGGAAGAAAGTGATACAGATGATGACGACCGTATCCAAATACATACTGATTTGGTGGATTTAAGTGGATTTGATATTTTAGATGAAAAAGAAAAAGATACAAAAATAAATGATGATATATTATTAGATGGTATAGAAGAATTACCACCCATTTAGGTTATTTATGCGTAATAATTTGTAGATAATATTCTATTATTTAATATATTTAAATAATGGAAAAATTATTATTGATAGCGGCAATTGTTACATTTTTATTTACAATATTTAAAGTAATAGAGATGAAATATGTAGCAAAGAAATGGACACCATTGAAATATGTAATACGTGATGCAAGCATGGTATTTGGTGCATCATTTGTAGGTTTATTTAGTTTTTTTCAAATAAATGGTACAATGAACGATTTTATGAATGTAGTAACAGATGGAAAAGCATTAAATTTAAAAGCAACACAAGTATTTACAGATGAACCCGGTTTTTAATTTTTTCCATAAGTAAAATAAATATATTATATATAAAAATATTATATATAATGGATGATGAAATGAAAATAAATAAATCACTTGTAAAAATAAATAAAACATTAAAAAAACAACCAGATGAAAAAGATACTCAAAAAAAGCGAATAACAAAAAAAAAGAGTCAGGTTGAAAACAAGAGCCCAAAAAAGCGAGTAACAAAAAAAAAGAGTTCAGTTGAAAAAAAGAGTCCAATAAAACCAAAACCAAAAAGAAAATTAAAATTACTAGAAATAGCCTCAAAATTATCAATAGACGAATATGAAATTGTGGAAAAAGCAGAGCCAGAAGAAATATATGAGTTAGTACCGATTTTATATATGGATAATAATAGGGAAAGGCCAACAAAAGAAAAACATAATAAAACTGTAAAGAAATTAAATATAATAGATAATAATAATAATATAAATCAAGATAAAATGGCGTCAAAAATAAATTTTGCAAAAGAAATAGTAGAAGATTTTCAAAAAAATGGTATAACAGTGTTAGAATCATTAACAGAAGATGAATTAGAAACTCTAATACAGGGTAACAATCATGCATATTATAATACAAAGAAGCCTTTAACAAGTGATAATGAGTATGATATTATAAAAGAATATATGGAACGTAAATATCCCCAAAATACAATTATAACAGAAGTAGGTGCAAAGGTAATCAAAAATAAGGTAGAATTGCCTTATAAAATGGCATCAATGGATAAGATAAAACCAGATACAAATGCATTGAGTCAATGGATAACAAAATATAAAGGGCCTTATATATTATCGTGTAAATTAGATGGTGTAAGTGGATTATATACAACAGAAGGTGAAATACCGAAGTTATATACACGTGGAAATGGAACGGTCGGTCAAGATATAAGTCATTTAATTCCAGTATTAAATTTACCAACAGAAAAGAATAGTGTAATTCGTGGTGAATTTATTATACCACGTGTAGTATTTGAAGAAAAATATAAAACCAGATTTGCAAATGCAAGAAATATGGTATCTGGTATAATAAATAGTAAGAAAATAGATGAAAAAGCCAAAGATTTACATTTTGTAGCATATGAAGTAATACAACCATCATTAAAACCTAGTGAACAAATGAAAAAAATAGAGGAATTCGGTCATATACCGGTTCAAAATAAAATAGTAGATAAATTAACAAATGAAATATTATCAGGTATATTAATGGATTGGCGAACAAACTATGAATATGAAATAGATGGTGTAATAGTAACAAACGACCGAATATATACTCGTCGTGATGGAAATCCAGATTATGCATTTGCATTTAAAATGGTAATAACAGACCAAGTAGCAGAAGCCAAAGTAGTAGATGTAATATGGACACCAAGTAAAAGTGGTTATTTAAAACCGAGAGTTCGTATAGAACCATTGAAATTAGGTGGTGTAACAATAGAGTATGCAACTGGATTTAATGGAAAATTTATTGAAGAAAATAATATAGGTATAGGTGCAATTATTCAAATAATTCGTAGTGGTGATGTAATACCTTATATAAAATCGGTAACGACACCTGCGGAGACGCCAAAAATGCCATCTGTAGAATATCATTGGACAGATTCGCATGTAGATATAGTATTAGATAATGTAAATGATGATGAAACTGTTCAAGAAAAAAATATAACTGATTTTTTCACAGGTATAGAGGTAGAATGTTTAAGTAGTGGAAATATAAAAAAAATAATGAAAGCTGGATATAGAACAATACCGGATATATTAAAAATGACAAAGGAAGATTTTGAAAAGGTAGAGGGTTTTAAAGCGAAAATGGTTAATAAAATTCATGAAGGAATTCAAAGAAAAATAGAGAAAGCATCTTTAATAACAATTATGACATCGTCAAATAAGTTTGGTAGGGGAATAGGAAAACAAAAAATAACACCAATAATGAATAAATATCCAAATATTTTAGTAAGTGAAGAACCAGTGAATGAAAAAATAGAAATATTACAGACTGTAGATGGAATTGGTAAGGAAAATGCAAAAAGTTTTGCAAATAATATACATAATTTTATCTCTTTTTTGGAAGAATGTAATTTACAGCATAAAATGGGAAATACAAAAATAGAAGCGAATACCGAAGTTGATATAGAAATGAATAATGTTGAAACATATGATGAAACAAATCCATTATATGAAAAACATATAGTAATGACAAAAGTAAGAGATGCAGAAATAATTGAGTATTTGGAAAAAGTAGGTGGTCATTTAGATGCTAATATTAGTAAGAAAACATTTATATTGGTTGTGAAGAGTTTGGATGATGTATCAAATAAAACGAAAAAAGCGAATGCAGAAAAAATTATAATAATGACACCAGAAATGTTTAAAAAAAAATATATGGATACATAAAGATATAAATATATTATATAAATGAATGTGTTGAAAAACATTGATATGAAACACACACACCAAATATTACCACCGTATAATTTAGACCACCTGTTAGTAAGAAACCCTTGTTTTACAACAACCCATGTGAATGATTATACTATGAATAAAACTAATAAATATCCAAATATAAAATCCAAATATAAAATCCAAATATAAACATTTTATATTACATAATTTTGTAATATAAAACAGTAAAAACCCGAATAATTGTTTATATATATTTAGTGTAATATTCAGGTAATTCATCAATATTGATAATAATTTCACTACGTATATCATTATCTTTATAAATATACTGTTTAAAAACATCTTTTTTTAGTTGGTCTTCTGGTGTATTATTATGAACCGTACGTGCAATCATTTTATATAATTTGAAGTTAGGATATCGTTCATCACCATTCTTTTTATATAAAATATTTTTGTTATTATCATCAGTACACCAATTTAATACAAGTTTTTGTAATTCATTAAAGGTATCCGGGTCTTCATCATCTTCAATAACAAAATCGTATAAGGAACACCCTAATCTACATAAATCAAAACTAAAATTAGGGTCTAATCTAGGTTTATTTTCATCCATATATGGTTCACAGTTATATTGGGTTGATGCATCACCGGTGGGTGCAAAACTGTCGCTGCATAACCGTAATCCATTATAATTGTATATAGCTCTACCAAAATCAATAATTTTGTAAATTTTGCCAAATGTAGGAACTCTATACGTTAATAATTTATATTTGTAATAGATAAATTCTTGGTCTGTATTAATATACATGATATTATTTGTATGTAAATCATTATGTGTAAACCGAAACGTTTTTTGATATACTAATAGTGTCATACTAATTTGCATTAATGCTGATATATTTTCATCAAATGATAATAGTTTATTTTCAAGCAAAGTATCAATAGTTCCAACGCATTTTTGTAATGCAATACCCTGAACTGGAAAGTTATTAATATATGCAAAATAATTATCATTATCAATACTAGAACAATTATCATCCTCATCCTCATCGGTTTCCCAACTAGAGTCATCATTATTTTCATCTTCATTCTCAATAGTACTATTACTAATGTTACTATTATCACTATCGCTATCACTATCTGTAGAAGAGTGACATGATGAACTAGAACTATTAGTATTTTTTACATTATTATAAATTAGTTCATTATCTAATGATGTAATATTTTCAAGTAATATGGGTGGTGTATTAATTTCATTATAATCAATATTTACTGCACTTATGTTGTGTTTAGGAGTATTAAGTAGAGTTAGTTTAGGTTTATTCGCATGAGAACCATAATTATAGAAAAGGTCATTTGTAATATTAGAAATATTAAAAAGTTTTTTATTGTTTGCAATAAAAAAGGGTGATGATTGTAAATATTCATAATCATCGGTAATATCCATTTTATGTTTTTTTTGAATACCCACAAATGAACCGTAGAATTCAATACCATTTAGAAAAGAATGGGTTACTAATAATTGATTGGATAAATAACTGAAGAAACAATCAACATAGGCCATGTTATTAGGATCCTTTATTTTGGAATAAGTCAAATTATTTTCAAGTGAAGGTAATATAGTTAATATATCTTTGTGTGATTCATATTTTCCAACCATATATCTAACAGGGTCTAATAATGGTGAATATTTGATAAAAACAGGTTTATTAATAATTTCATTATTATTATAATTAACAATAGTATTCATATCAATCATATGAAGATTATGATTTAATGCAATGCGATTAAAATTACTATCGTCTAAAGAGAACCAGTTATTATAAATAGGATTATAACTTTGCATAGATTCAATATAAAAAGGATTATATCCATTTTCATTATCTTCAAGTGTTAAAGAAGAAATACAAGTTTTTTCTAAATTATTTAGATTTATTGGCTTATGTTTAGAATAATGAATTGTAAATTTAGGAATTTTATTAGATTCAATCATTATAAATCAATATAATTGGTTATTACATATTTTTAATAAGTTTTAAACTTATCATAAAATCACGTTTATACTAAAAATACTTTATATTTGCTTATTTTATTAATAAGTAAATGACATTAGAATTAAAAAAATTTAGTATGCGTGATATAACATTTAAACCAGATGAAAATAAAGGTCCAGTAATTGTTATGATAGGTCGACGTGATACAGGTAAATCGTATTTAGTAAGAGATTTATTATATTATCATCAAGATGTTCCAATCGGGACTGTAATTTCAGGAACAGAAGCCGGAAATGGATTTTATGCAGCTCATGTTCCCAAATTATTTATTCATGAAGAATATAATACAGTATTGATTGAAAACATATTACGTCGGCAAAAGACCGTATTAAAACAAGTAAATAAAGAAATTGAAGTATACAAGCGGTCTACAATAGATCCTCGTACATTTGTAATATTGGATGATTGTTTGTATGATCAAGGGTGGACTCGTGATAAAATGATGAGATTATTATTTATGAATGGTCGTCATTGGAAAGTGATGTTGATAATAACAATGCAATATCCTTTAGGTATTCCACCAAATTTACGTACAAATATAGATTATGTATTTATTTTGAGAGAACCTTATTTAACAAATCGTAAGAGAATTTGGGAAAATTATGCCAGTATGTTTCCAACACTAGAATCGTTTTGTGCAGTGATGGACCAATGTACAGAGAACTATGAATGCTTGGTAATAAATAATAATGCAAAATCAAATAAATTAAATGAACAAATATACTGGTATAAGGCAGAGAGCCATCCTAATTTTAAGCTGGGTTCAAAAGAATTTTGGGATATTTCAAAAAATATGGGGTCAGATGATGAGGATGAAGAATATGACCCAAGTAAATCAAAGAAAAAGAATGCACCTACAATAAATGTAAAGAAAAGTAAATGGTAATTGGTAATTGGTAATTGTAAAAAATGAATAAATTATTTATGTGAATAACATAAATAATTTTTAATAAATAAGTATAATGAATTGTTCAAATACTGATTATAGATATATATCATTGGCATGTGAACAAGCTATAAAGTCTCCAGTACTATATAAACACGGGTGTGTAGCAGTTGTGTCCGGAAAAATAATAGCAAGTGGGTATAATAATTATAGAACTTATTCCAAAGATGGAATGATAAAAAATAGCTGTACTTGTCATGCAGAAGTAGATGTATTACGAAAATGTTTAAAACAAAATATTTATAAAAAAATAAAATTATATGTAATACGCATTTCATTTGACAATCGTATTTTATTATCAAAACCATGTAATGAATGTTATAAAACAATGAAATTATTTGAAATAAAACAGATAATTTACAGTGATGCAATGGGTAACATAATAAAACAAACAATGACTGAATTTATTCCAAGTCATCAATCTAGTGGATATAATGCTATTAAAAATAATAAAGTATTAATGTTATAAATTAAATATTTATACCAGTGAAGATTTACCCACTATTATGAAGACTATTATTTTCAATAATATTGATAATGCTAATGTTATTAAATGAACTATCAATTGACATAGATTCCGTATCTTCATCGTAATCATCCGTATAGTCGTCATCGTCGTCATCATCATCATCATCATCATCACTATCAAATAGTGTATCTTCATCCATATCATACATAGAATTATCAAAGAAAATAGTATGATTAGGTATATTCATAAAATAGGGGATATCAGTTTTATCTTCAATAATTTCTTTATGACAATTTGAATAATTTTGATAATATGATTTTATAACTACATCTGTGTAATCAGTATTAAATGTAACAATCATTTTTTTGTTCCGGTTACCTTTATTTGTAATTTTTAGAATTTTTCTTCCAAATATAGGATATTTTTGTTTAAATTTATATAAATAATAATTTAAATCATTAGTATATTTATTCTTTTTACTAATATCAAGAGAATAATTTGTTGTATAATATAATTTTAGATATGGTTTCATTGCTTTAATTAATATATTACTAGGAAAATCTGTATCAATATTAATTTTCATATTACTATGTTTGCTTTCATTATACGAATTAATCATAGTTCTTATATTCCTTACCAATTTTTGGTTATCACTATTTAATCGCTTTTCTATATATATATTACGTATTAAACATTCATTATTATCACGAAAAACTTTTAAATGAAAATTACATATAAAATATTCATGAAAAATAGGTGGTAAAATAAAAAAATTTGTTTTCATAAAAAAATAAATATTATATAGAATGCATTTTTCAAAAGGTAAATTATTATAAGGATTTCTAATACTTAATGGTTCTGCATAAACATCCGGTGAATGTGCTAATGAATTATTTATAATATTAATCAAATCATTTTTAGAAAAAATGTATTTAGCTCCATGATGTAATGTAGAGAATACGTAATATTTATCACTAGTAATAGGTGTCATATATAAATCATGTGTAATATTACATTTTGTCTTTTTCCATTTCCATAGATATGCTAATTTACAAAATTGTTTATATTTTTTTTGTGCATTTTGAAATAATTGGATAAAAGACTCTTTTTGTTCTTTGTTATAGAAATTATTATCAATAATATCTTTGAATTTTTGAAACTTATAAGAGATATCATATTCTTTGTAAATAAAACAATGACAAATAATTGATAAAAAATATGTATCTGGATTTAAATTTATTATATCCATATTGAATGTTTTACTATGAATAAATTCATCAGTTAATAAATATACATTTTTGTTAGAATTATTAAAAAATCTGTATATTAAATTATTAAATGTTAACATATATCTTAAGTGAAATACATAATATATATTTATATTATTTATTTAATCAACATTATAGACATTTGCATAGTTAGTCAACATTTTCTAGAGAATCTTTGTTTTGTTCTTGTTCTTTCAATAGTTCGTTTCTAATTTGTGTTGATTCTGTATCAGCAACTTCACGTTCTTCAAAGTTAACAGTTTCTTTTACGCCAGTTAGGTTACCTTCTTCGTCAATTGTTTGTGTAAGAACATTACCACTAGCTTTTGCCTTTTCAATATTTTCCATAATAGCTTGTTTCTTGGATTCACGAACGCGTTCTTCAAATTCCTTTTTAGCCATTTCTTCGTTCTTTATTTTTTCCTTATGTAAAGCATTTAGTTCGTCTTCAAGGTGTTCTACCCGTCCGGTTTTATATGCATCTGGGTCCCAAGGAACCCAAACACCAACTGGTCCTACAAAAATATCATGATTTGGGTCTTGTTCGCGTAATTTTTTACTTTTTTGCTCAGCCTCTTCTTGGCTAGCAAACACTCCGCGTACCTTAAGACCTCTTACTGAAGTTTGGAATGCGTGTTCCCTATTAAAATCGGCATTTAATTTATCTTCTTGTTTGTCCATGAAATTTTTATAGTCATCTTCAATGCCACTTTTCTTTAATTTGTCACTTTCTTCTTTAACAAAATCATTGAAATCTGCAATGAGAGTTTCTACATTCATATTATGTTTATATGCAATAAAATGGATAAAATCAAAATATCTTTCCATTGATTTAGAAAATTCCCAATTTTGTATAAACTTGTCAAATAAATATACCTCTCTTTTCTTTAGTATTTTTTCCGGCGAAACAAAAGATAAACATGTAAATTTTTGTCCAGCAATAGATTGGTCTTCGTCGCATAAATCAACATATTTAGGGTTTTTATCACCGTTTTCTAAATTCTTCTTTTCAAAAGATGACATATATACATATTTCAAATAATTATATTTAAGTGTTTTCAAAACAAAATATTTTATTGTAATATAGTATATTAAATATGATGGAAATGTTTGACGTAAACGAGCTTGTAAAACGCGCTATCAAATACCTTATTGAAGGTTTAGCTGTAGCTATTTGTGCTATGTTAATTCCCAAGAAGGCTCTTGGTGTAGATGAGATTATGATTATTGCTTTAACTGCTGCTGCCACATTTAGCATTCTTGATGTATTCATTCCATCAATGGGGTCTAGTGCAAGAACTGGTGCTGGTATGACACTCGGTAGTACTCTTGTTGGTGGCATTCGTCTTGCTGTTTAAATAATTAAATAATAACGCATTCTATTATGTAATTTTAACAATTACATAATAAATTAGACTGTTGGAAAATATTCCCAATCTAAATCATTACAAACTTTCTTCCATATCATATCTTGTTCTAATTGTTTTTCACGGTCTTTCATCATAGGAATATAAGGTAAATACTGTGTTTGGTCTAGTAATACACATAATTGATGAAGTGTATATGTATAATTAAAGAAGTTCGTTCGGTTTGGTGGACAATGGACCGCCCAAGGTTTTTGAATTTCAATAAAGAGAACACATAATGTTTCATGCAATTCTTCATTCATAATAGGCGGCTTTATACCGAATAATGAATTAATATACTGAATATGTTCAAAATATTTATTAAAACCTAGTTTTCTCAATATTTCCCTCATTTTATCATAATTAATTAATAACATATCTGTAATTCTTTCTTTTTTAATACGAGCTTTTATTGCATTAATAACTTCATCGGGAATTTGTGTTGTTTCTTTTGCTTGAAATTGAGATAATATTTCTTTAAAATGGTTAAGACGGATATATGCAGTATATGATACTTCATTTGGGGGTTCTTTATTCGTAGGTTTTGAACTATCAACTATATATGTTATAAACTTACCACAAGATGTATTGTTACATATTAAAATACCTTCATCATCCTGAGGAATAAGTTCTCCATTATTACATGTAGGACAGATATCTGTATTCACCATAAAATCTTGTAAATTTGATATTTCATTTGTAACATTTCGCCAATATGATTTTTGATACATCTGTTTTGTTTTTGTGTATTTTTCATTATTCAAATCTGCGGATTCATCTGTTGCTTTTATTTTAAAAAAACTATTCAGAACATTTGAATTTTGATTTACCGTATTTGAATCTTCTGATATTTGTTTTTTTTGTTCAAAATAATTAAATATGTGCTTGGAATTATCTAATAAATAATTCTTTTTCTTATTTTTTAATTTAGATATTTCAGCATTTATTGCAACTATACGGTCACGTATATTCATATAGTCATCATATTCATTTCGTCGCATTGTCTTGATTTTTGTTTTAAGGATTTCTTTTTCATCAAGTAATTTGGGAATGGTTTCTGTTTCAATGATATCAAATTGATCCAAGAGTTCACGGTGTTTTATATCTATCGTACGCAATCCTAATTTTTGTTGATTATTACTCTTTTTTTGATTAGAATTCATATAGTTTTGTATTAAATACACATATTTTTTTATGTTACTTTTTTAGAATAGGATTAAAAATAGAATTCGTATACAAAAATAAAAATCAGTCTAATTAATCATATATATGTCTTCCAATAATATAGAAATACAGGATAGTTCACAAGTTTCAAAACCTACTTTTCAAAAAATGTTATTTATTATAAATGCTTTAGAAGAAGGTTGGGTTGTACGGAAAAATAATGATACCTATATTTTTACGAAAAAACATGAAAATAGACAAGAAATTTTCCAAGAAAATTATTTAGAAACATTTGTTGCATCTAATCTGGCCACAAATGTGATATAATATTAAATAGTAATAATTTATGCGTTTAAAAAAAAGTTTTTGTCACATTTAATGCAAGTTATTTAGAAGTGTTTAGCAAAAATAAATTTTATATAAAATAATTAAATTTAATTATTTTATTTATCTCAAATTATTTTCTTTGTATAACTTATAATCCATAAAATATGGCTGGAGGTTTAATGCAACTTGTCGCCTATGGCGCCCAAGACGTGTTCCTTACTGGAACTCCCGAGATTACATTCTGGAAGGTGTCTTACAGACGCCACACAAACTTTGCTATGGAATCCATTGAGCAAACATTCTCCGGTCAAGCCGATTTCGGCCGCCGTGTAACATGCACAATCAGCCGCAATGGCGACCTTGCCTACCGTACCTACCTTCAAGTTACTCTTCCCGAGATCAACCAAGGTATGAAAGGTGCTTCTGGTGATGTCTATGCCCGTTGGTTAGACTTCGTCGGTGAGCAACTTGTTGCCCAAGTTGAGGTTGAGGTTGGTGGTCAACGCATTGACCGTCAATACGGTGACTGGATGCACATCTGGAACCAACTTACCCTCTCCAAAGAGCAACAACCTGGTTACTACAAGATGATCGGTAACACAACCGCTCTTACATACATCTGTGACCCTAACTTTGCTGATGTTTCTGGTCCCTGTGCTGCTGGTGGTCCCGCCCAAGTTTGTGCTCCTCGCAAGGCTCTTCCCGAGACAACACTTTATGTTCCCCTTCTTTTCTGGTTTTGCCGCAATCCCGGACTTGCCCTCCCTTTAATTGCCCTTCAATACCACGAGGTCAAGATCAACATTGATTTCCGCCCCATTGGCGAGTGTCTCTGGGCTGTCAATGCTCTTGATGCTACCAGTGGTAGCGCCTCTGTTGCCGCTGCTTACCAACAATCCCTTGTTGCCGCTTCTCTCTATGTTGACTATATCTTCCTTGACACAGATGAGCGTCGCAAGATGGCCCAAAACCCCCATGAGTACTTGATTGAGCAACTCCAATTCACTGGTGACGAGTCTGTCGGTTCCTCTTCCAACAAGATCAAGCTCAACTTCAACCACCCTTGCAAGGAGCTTGTCTGGGTTGTCCAACCCGATGCCAACGTTGACTACTGCTCTTCCCTTGAGGGCGGTGCTCTTCTTTACAAGACATTAGGTGCCCAATCCTTCAACTACACTGATGCCATTGATGCTCTTCCTAATGCCGTCCACGCTTTCGGTTCTTCTGATACAAATGCCTCTGTAATTGATGCTTCTGGTCTTTTTGAGATGAATACAGCATCTAATGCTGATACTGGTGATGCTACCACTGCTGCTGGTGTATCTGATGCCGGAACATTCGTTCTTGCCGAGTCCGCTCTTGACATGCATTGCTGGGGTGAGAACCCTGTTGTCACTGCTAAGCTCCAACTTAACGGCCAAGACCGCTTCTCCGAGCGTGAGGGTTCTTACTTTGACACTGTCCAACCTTTCCAACATCACACACGTGCTCCCGATGCTGGTATCAACGTCTACTCATTCGCTCTTCGCCCTGAGGAACACCAACCTTCCGGTAGCTGCAACTTCTCCAGAATTGACAACGCTGTCATGCAACTTGTCCTTTCCTCCGGAACTGTCTCTGGTGTCAACACCGCTAAGGTCCGTGTATACGCTGTTAACTACAACGTTCTCCGTGTAATGAGTGGCATGGCTGGTGTTGCGTATAGTAATTGATCGAATTGTTGTGACCGACATTTATTTTGGGGACGGACAATTTTAATTCTATTATTATTTTTCATTAAAAAACGTTAATATTATACAATTTATAATATTAATATCTATTTTATTTTGCTTTATTTCTTCTTGCTGCTCTTTCATCAGCTATTTTGTTTTTATATTCTTCATTTCCGTATTTTTCTTTTTGGTTTTGGCGTTGTTTTTGTTTTCTTATACGTGCTTCCTCACGTTTTTCTTCATTCGTTTTTTTATTTTTATTTGTAACTTTATCTTTATTATTTGTATCAATAACATCACTCATAATAGGGACTTTATTTAATCTTGATTGAATATTGCAATTATATATAGCGATAAACTTATCAAATATATCTTCTACTGAATAATCGCGTTTCATAAAATTACACCCTCCGCAACAAGATTTAACATTATCTTCAATATATCCTTTGCTATTATCTATTCGGTCTAACCCGTTATGATGGGTTGAACTACATTCTTTGTTACATAAATAACATGAATTAGATGATATTACATCAAACTCATCTTTTGATAAAACGAAATCAAGACTTTTTTTAACTGCTCTATTTTTATATTGTGTATATTGTGCAGAATTATAATTACAAAATGCATCAGGAAATAACCTACCTTCTATTTTTTCATTAAAAGTCAATATATGTTCAATTCTATCAAGAAATACTCGTTCGGCCAATGAACTCTTCATATAATTACACATTTTACAACAACTTACACAATTACTTTCGGTATAACCTTCGGTAGAATCTTTACGGTCAACGCCATTAAATCCTCTATCTTGAACAATTCCACAATAATAACAAGGTTGTTTTACGATTTGTTCAAACATATCTTGAGATAATTCAAATGATTGTCTTGCATAATCAGCTTTTCTAATATAATTAGAATAGTGTATTTTTATATTTTCAATTCTATTTTTATTTTCAGCCATAACCTTTTCTGGGTTTTGTTCTCGCCAATTCTTTGCAGTTTCGGCATTTCTTTGTAAATATCCTTCTTGGTCATTTTCAAGTTGTCTTTGACGATAGTTCATCTCTTTCATTGCTACTTTTTCTGGGTTATTTTCCGCCCATTCGTCTTTAACGGCTTTACGTTCAGGTTTTTGTTCGGCGATTCTTGCCAATTCGTTTCGGTGGTCTTTGTCACGTTTTAAATCTTGTACTCTACCCGCTTCTCTGCATACAGAACATGTTTTCGTATTTCCACTTTTTTTACCAATAAAATGTTCTTTATCATATGTTTTACAACAAGTGGTGCACGTTTGTTTGTCGGGTTCATTATTAGAGTTTAATGTAGTAGAATTACCGCGTCTTGCTTTATCATTTGCCCGGTCTTTTCCAAGACAAGTTTCACAAGAGGTTTTAGAATACTCAATGTCTAATTGAGTACGGCAACCGCGAACCATATTTTTACATACTTTTTTACCAGATGCAACGGTTTCATCCACAAACAAATACAACTGATGTTTTCCACAGTATTTGTTTTCGGTAGACCGCTTAAATGAACAGTTATCTTTTGCACATTGCACAATACTGGATTTGGCTGTTAAATTATTAGATTTACCACGTTCATTACAATTAGTACAAGTCTTTACACCTTGTGTCAAATAGTAAGCTTTTTTGCAACCAGAACAAATAGACAGGTTTTGCAACATGTCTTCAGTGTAATCAACCATATAAGAATGGAGTTTACAAAAACGTGTGTCGGATAATGCATTACGCCGACAACTGTCATTTTTTCGGTCAATAGATAAACACTTTGACATTATAATCAGTATTTTGTTATAATATTCAAAATAACCGTTAAAATGAATCAATTTTTTACATTATTATAATTTAAAAAATCGTTAAATAAATATTTAATTTATCGTTTCGTCTTATACTTTTTTCTGGTCTTTTTTGATTTTTTTCCACCGCGATTTCCAAACCCAAATATGGAAGCTTCTACCGCATCATCTGTTGGGTCATAATGTTCAGTGCCAAATGTAATTAATAAATTTATAATCTCATCATTGTCTGTTACACGGAAAGCAGAGTATCCATCATCATTTAATTCATCAACATCAGCCCCGAACTTCAATAACATATCAACAATTTCAACTTGGTCATTTATAGCAGCGAGTATAAGTGGTGTATCTCCGTCTTTATTTTTTACATTAATATCAAGTAACAACGTATTATTATCATCTTTTTTTGGTGTACCATCGGCATTAATACTATTAGCTAATACTGTTTCTGCAAAATCTATTTCACCTATATTTATAGCATGAAAAAGTAGTTTTTCTAATTCAGTAAATAACAATTCTCTGCATATAGGACCAATAGTTCTTCTACATAGAGGACATTCAGTTTCTTCTAGTCGTTGTTGACACCATTCTCGTAAACAATTTTTATGAAATGTATGTCGGCAAGAAGTAGTAACATAATTATCATTTAAAACTTCTGTGCATATAGGACAATCCGGTGGTGTTTCGGGTTCTGTTGGTTGTTCTGGTCTTCCAAACATTTGTCCACCTCCTCTATGCATAGTCTTTGGCCATTCTTCACCCGGATGGTCCACTCTGTTCCATTCGCTATGGACTTTGATGGGATGCCTATTCTTATTCCTATCTGCTCTATGAGGCATATTGGCGATAAGTTCTGCATTTTCTGCCTCTACTAATAGTTTGTTTATTGCCTCTACCTCCGCATCTTTCGTATTGTCTTCTGCCATGTTTGCATCAAACTCGTGGTCAGTAAATAGGTCACTATAATCATCAGCATCAGCGTAAGTATAAGTATAAGTATCAGTGTTAGGGTTAGAACCGTTATTTATGTAGTCCTTTGTTACCATCCCACATTTTTGCTGTTTTCTAAATGTATTATTTGATTTTATTGGTTTCTTTTTTTTTTGTGTAGGCATTGTTATATAGTTAGATAAAGAAATATTACAAAAAGTAATTAACTTGTGATTTATCTGGACCATTCACATGAACAAATTGGGGTGTTCTTCCTTTATAGTTTGCTTTGTTGTTTTGAAACTTTAATTTATCCCAGTCAATGCCTTCTGTATTTAAAAAAAGCGTGTTTTCATAATCTAGACCAAATAACCAAGTATATTTAAAAAATTGTTTTGTCCAAAATCGTTGGTCATCATCGGTATCATTATATTGATAGTTGATTAAACAATGGCGTAAAGCCCACGCTTCGCCTATATACATACCGCTGTTTAAAAAAGGGAATTCAGTATTTCTGTATGTATAAGAATCAGCAAGCATGGGGTCTGGGTGACATTGCGTTTCACAACCAAAAACAATAGATTTGTTAAATGATAAATACCTTTTCATAATTTCTTTTTGAGAACCACAATAAATAATATCATATGCATCGGTTAACATAACAATGTCTTGTGGTCTTATTTCTTTACGGAACAAAAAATCCTGTGCTTCTCTTAATTTTATGCCGAAATTGGCAGAACCTTGCCAACCAATATGTCTATTTTCTTGTAACCCGAGAACATGTATATTTTCATTATTTTGTTGAATCCTTTTTTTGATATTATCAAGAACAGGATGTGGTTTTGTGGCAATCGTAATATAATATAATTGTGGTTCCATAATATTATATTATATATGAAATATTTATACAGTTTTATATTTTATAATAGGAACAATATTTTGAATATGTGCTTCCCAACCGGCCCATGTTGGGCAAAGTAACCATATACTAATTTTATCTTCATATTGAATATTATTAATTGTAAATGAATATTTATTTTTTTCATTAGTTTCTTGGTTATTATTAATAAAAAAAGCAGTAATACAATTATTGTCATTAATTTGATATCTTACATGTGAATGATTTGTGCCTCCCCATCCTTGATCAAATGCTTTACATTCAAATGTTATACTATCAATTTCATATTCATCATAATGTTCCTTTAATTTTTCATTATTTTCATCTGTTTTTAATGGAATAATATATTCACATACTAATTTTGCCGGAAAATCATTGCCGTATCCTTTGCCATTAGGCAATCTTTCCTTATGTTTAAAATCAATATTGCATTTTTGTGATTCAGCAGTGATTGTAAAATTATCTTTTACAATTATAATTTCATTAATCTTTTCAAAAACGTTTTTAAAACTGGCTAATCCAATTAATTCATCATTATTTTCCAATTCATAATCTAATGAATCAGTACTATCTTGTGAAATTATATCATCTTCTTTTTGATTTAATAATGGTATAATAGTATTTTTTTTATTTATCATACCCATAAAACTACTCATTAGAGAACCTTGTTTTTGAATAGAACCTTTTCGCATTTTTATATCATTAATAACCTTTTTTTTCTTATAATATTTTAAAAACCTGTTTTTCTTTTTTTCTGTTTTTTTTACATTTGTATTCTTGATAATACTTACATATTCATTAATGAATTCTTCAGCAGTATTATAATGAAATAATTCTTCGGGGATTTGATTTAATTCAGCTACCGATAAAAATCCATCTTTTGTAGTTGTTGAAGCATCGTCTATATTATTAATAACAGTTTCAATACGTTCTCTCCAATTAATATGTAAATTGGATAATTTGGTATTTAATTTATAGATATCACTTTCAATTTTAAAAATAGCTTCTCGTTTTGTTATAAATTCTTCATCGGTTATATTATTTGAATTAATCTCAATATTATTTTCAATCATGTTAATTTCATTTTCTTTCGTTTTGATATCAAATAATAATTCGTATTTCAATAAGACAAATAAATTTTCTTGAAATAAATTAACAGGTATTGCACTATCATTTATTTGATTTTCTCCTACTAACATCCAAGTCTTTCTTAATATAGGGTGTTCAATGCGGTTTGCAGTTCCAAATATATGTTTATTTAATTCAATAACTTGGCTTAATATTTTTGTTATTTTTTTAATATTTTTTTCTAATTTTGCTTTTAATCTAGTAGGTGTTTGTATAAATTGTTTTGCAATATAATATATTTTATTTTTACAGGTTAAATTAGAGTAATTATTATTAAATATTTTGCCCAATTCAATAATAAAATCATGTGTAGGTGTAAATTCAATAGAAATTGTGTTAATAATTGATGCTGATAGAATTTTATGTTTAAATAATTCTGTATGTCTTTTTCTTCCATTATCTTCTTCAAAGACTTCTGTTAATTTTTTGAATGCATTTTCTAAATTGATTAACGATACTTCATATGTATAATAATGGTCAGTAAAATTTTCACGAATATAATTTAATGATTGTAATTGTGAATAACATTCTGTAGAAAATCGTGCGGTTTGACAAACCAAAGATAATATATCACTCATTATATATTTTAATTATAAATTTAAAAAAAATACTGTTATATAATAATATGCCATCTAAAGAACAAAAGAAAATAAACAAAAGAGAAGAAAATGAAAAAAATAGAAAACTAGAACAATTAAAAATAATGGAAGAAAAAGCTTGGGAAGAAGGAACAGATAAACGTTCAATGTTAAAAAAACAACAGAAAGATGCAAAAATAGCAGAAAAATTACGTGTGAAAAATGAACGACAAGAACAATTAGAAGAAGAAAAATAAGTTAAAAATATGTATGTTATTAATATAATGTCCAAATCTAATTCTGAAAAATTGATTTTAAATAATTCATTTCTTAATAAAGAATCAATAGCTAATAATATAAGTGCCTTAAAAATGAATGAGTATTACAATGATGGAATAAATAAAATTTATCATAATGATTGTTTATTCGGGTTAGATAAACTGATAGAAAAGAAGGAAGAAATAGAACTAACAGTAACATCCCCGCCATATTTTAATGTAAAAGATTATGTAATATATGAAAATTATCAAAAATATTTGGGGTTTTTAGAACAAATTTTTACAAAAATATTGACTTTAACCAAACCAGGTCGTATTTGTTGTGTGAACATTAGTAATATATTGATAGTAAGAGAAAATCGTAATAGTGAAAGTAAGCGTATTCCTCTTTCATTTCATTTCGTATCATTAATGGAAAAAGTCGGTTGGGAATTTTTAGAAGATATTGTGTGGGTAAAGCCAGAAGGTGCTGCTAAAAACAGAAATGGTGGGTTTTATCAACATAGACAACCGGTTGCATATAAACCAAATGTTGTAAATGAATATATATTTGTATTTAAAAAACCGAGTAAAGGTCTAATAGACCAAGTGGTTAGAAGTTATAATAGTTTGGATGCATTAAATAGTAAAGTAATCGGTAACTATGAAAGAAGTAATGTTTGGATGATTAACCCCAAAACTCGGTCAAAACATCCTGCCCCATATCCAATAGAATTAACAGATAAATTAATAAGTTATTATTCCTTTGTAGGGGATACTGTATTAGACCCATTCTTTGGTTCAGGAACAACTAGTTTATCTAGTATGAAATATAATAGAAAGTCTATTGGATTTGAAATTCACACAGAATATATAGATATGTTTGTAAGTGAATTAAAAAAAGTAAAGCCAAATACCTTACTAGATAACTTGACAATAGATGTAGACCACTTGAAAAATATAACAAAGGAAGAATGTATAAAGGTATTAATGAAAAATCCCAAAAAAATGATCTTTGATATCATAAAAGATACAGGTTCTAATATAAAAAATACAGTTTCAAAAGAAAATATGGTAGATTATATTTACAATAATATTGTTATTTGTTAGATTTCAGGAACCGGAACAGGAACCGGAACAGGAACCGGAACAGGAACCGGAACAGGTTCTTTTTTATGTATTCTGGATGATTGTTTTTGAGAATTAAAATCCCCGCTTTCTCTTCCCTTTCTTGCATGACATACTTTGCATATTGTAATTAAATTTTCAAGTGTATTATTGTGATGATTTCCGTCTTTATGGTCCATATCATAAATATCACTGGGAAATTCAGCATATCTGGATTCGTCCATAGGACATTTGAATCCTAGTATATTGTCTTTATTTTCACAATAGTTTTTTTTATGAAATGTAATCCCTTCTATTATTTTTCCTTTTATACGTGCATTAGAACAACTACCGCATTCCGTTTTAATAGATGGGTCACCTTGTGCTGACCAATGCCTCACCGCTACTTCTTTACTACAGCCACTGTTAATACATATTGGAAGACTTTTACCCAGTTGTATCCATTTTTCGCGACATTCTTTGCTTTTATTTGTTGAAGACATATTCGTATATAGTTGGTTTAAATATTTTGAATATTTATTTCAATTTTTTATATTTTTCATTTGTAAAAAAATAAGTTATAATAAATTGATTATATTTATTCTTAATCGCTAATTAATTCTAATTCACAACCTGTATCAAACCCATAAATAGTATCATCCAAATCCCAATCATTTAATTCCAATATGTCCTGTTCAAAATCATATTCAGTATTGGTATTATATTCTTCGTCATGATAATCTTTATGCCAATATATTAATTTATTAATTTCATCCAATTCTTCTTTTGTATATTTTTCGTCATTTTTAATTTCTTGATAACAATCACAACCACTATCTAATTCCACACACGACACACTATAATCATTCAATACTATTTCGTCTTTTTTCAAAATGTCTTCCTTTTCTTTGTCTCTTAATTCTATTTCAAATGTTCCCCAATAAAAGTAAGTATACACCAAAAAGGTTACATGTTTTCCATTTGACAAAACGTTCGTCCAATGTTCTATTTGATATGTTGATTTCTTGTGATTAGCTGTTATATTATATATATGAATTTCATCTGTTTCCACTGGATTCGTTTCTGTTTCCACTGGATTCATTTCTGTTTCTAGTGGATTTGCTTCTGTATTTGTAAATTCCATTATAATCTTATAATATATTAATGAATTTAATTATTTTCAATTTTTTGTAATATACATTTGTCAAAGTAAATAAACATATAATTATATTATTTCTATATAAAGATAACATACATATAATATGTTTACTGAAAAATCAAATCCAATAGATAACGTTCATGATAAACCGAAAGATAATAAAACCGAAGATGTAGCATTAAAGAATAATATAACAATAGATGACATGGATAAGATACTAGACCGTGAACGTCAGCAAAATAAACGTGATAATTGGATAAAATTAGATAAAACTGCAAAAATACAAAAATTACATGTATATGCAGAAACATATGGAAAAGATAATTATTTGCCAAGTAAAGATGTGAAATTATTAAAGAATTTTTTCATAAGTTGTTTAGATAAAAACAAATTAAGTAAATCCAAAGATGTGGTTTATAATAAAGAAGAAATGAAAATACTATCTATTCCAGCATTACATTTTAATAAAATTTCTCATAATTTTACATTAAAAATAATAGATACAAAACGCGTATCTACTTTAAAATCATTAACTCCGAAAAAGATAACAAATCCAGAAGAAAATAAAAAATTGAAAGAGGATTAATCAAATCCTGATAATGTATATAGCAGAAATAATCAACAAGATATTTATATAAAAATTATATAAATATATAAACGGATATAATAGATGACATATGATTCTGAGTTTTTACCAGAAACAGACAGTAATTCAACATTAACATGTAATACTCTTTTACAAATTTATTGCGATACTATAAGTGAAATTACTGTGGATACTATCAGTGAGATTACTCTGGATACTGACATAGAAAGTGAATATTATAGCGATGATTTTGATGATGATGATACGATTAGTATAACCGAAGATGAAATAATTGATTTAACATCAACTATATATGATATGATAAGTCAATATTTAAATGAAAATATACTATTATTATCCAGTGAAAAATTTTATATAAATATGATAATGTATATAACAGAAATATTATATACAGATGTTACCATAAATCTGGACGATGATTGTCTTGAAGTTGATAATACTGTATTTGAAGAATTAAAAGAATTTGTAGAACAAACAGTAGATATATTTTTAGATATTTGTGAAATACCACGTAGGTCACAATTACACGATAATAATCATAAATTATCACGTGTAAAATGTAATGAAATGAATTTAAAAATAACTGAATTACAAAATATAATTCAACCTGAACAAAAAACAGAGGAATGGTATAAATTTCGGTATAATTTAATAACTGCAAGTAATTTGTGGAAAGTATTTGGAACGAATTCTCAAGTAAATAGTTTAATATATGAAAAATGCAAACCATTAGATGTTAATCAATCTATTCAGTATAATACATGTACTGAAGGTCCTTTACATTGGGGTGTAAAATATGAACCAGTAACTGTTCAATTATACGAACAAATATATAATACAAAAATTGGTGAGTTTGGGTGTATACCTCATCCAACATATCCATATATAGGTGCATCGCCAGATGGCATTAATATTGATTCTGAATCAAATAAATACGGTAGAATGTTGGAAATAAAAAATATAGTGAATCGTGAAATAACAGGTATACCAAAACAGGAATATTGGATACAAACACAAATTCAAATGGAAACATGTGATTTGGACGAATGTGATTTTGTAGAAACTAGATTCAAAGAATACGACAAAGAAGAACAATTTTACCTAGACCAATCTAGAGAATATCGCGGAATTATATTGCATTTTATTGAAAGACCACCTTTATTAATTAATGAAGAAACCAAATTATCTAATATTCCCTATTATGTGTATATGCCATTAAATATACCAATTACACAAGATAGTATAAGCGAGTGGATAAATACACAAAAATTGGATAAGTATAAGGAACATAAAGTAGTATTTGCTGTTAAATATTGGTATTTGGACGAAATATCATGTGTCCTTATTCCTAGAAATAGATTATGGTTTAATACTGCGGTTTCTAAAATAAAAGATACTTGGAATATAATATTAAAAGAAAGAACCGATGGATATGAACACCGAGCTAGTAAAAAGCGACAAAATAATAATAACACTACTATGTCTATCATAAGTGATGATGGTATCCAAATGACAGTGTTTTCAAAAGTTGAAAATCCGGTATGTTTTATTAAATTAGATCAAGATGGTAATGTGTTATAACAAAATATATCAAATAATAGATATTGATATATTTACAACATGACTAAAATTATATTTAGGGTCTTCTCTTTTGAGTTTTTCTTACTGATTTTTTTTTAGGATTTCTAGATTTTCTACAAAATGTTCTTTTTTTTCCAGATGCAACTTTGCATCCACGTACCTTTTTGCATTTATTTGGGTTAACCCGTTTACCTTTACAAAGTGATTTTCCAGGCATTATATATTATTTATAGATAATATTTTTGTAAGAGTTAAACAACATTAAAAACAATATAGATATTAATTTGTTAATATTATATACAGAAATATTTATTATGAGTAACGAATTGATGGATGAAGAAATGTATGTAACCAAACGTGATGGAAATACACAGGTTGTTTCATTTGATAAAATTTTAACAAGAATAAAAAAATTAGGAAAAGAAGCGAATATTAAATTAAATTATACAAATTTGGGCATGAAAGTCATTGACCAATTATATTCAGGCATATCCACTACTAAAATTGATGAATTATCTGCCGAACAATGTGCATCTATGTCTAGCATTCATCCTGATTATAATACACTTGCCGGGCGAATTATTGTATCTAATCATCATAAAAATACAGACACTGATTTTTCAATTGTTATGCAAAAATTATACGATTATAAAGATAAACATAATAAACATGTTCCATTAGTTACGCAAGATTTTATAGAAGTTGTACATAAATATACGGAAGAATTAAACACCCTTTGTGATTATGACCGTGATTATTTAATTGAATATTTTGGATTTAAAACACTAGAAAGAGCATATTTAATGAAAATTGACCAAAAAATAGTAGAGCGTCCACAACATATGTGGTTACGTGTTGCGGTTGGCATACATGGTGATGATATTCAACGGATTCGCGAAACATATAATCTTATGTCTCAAAAGTTTTTTACACATGCTACACCTACTTTGTTTAATGCCGGTACACCACATCCACAATTGTCTTCTTGCTACTTATTAGCTATGGAAAATGACAGCATTGATGGTATTTATAACACTTTAAAAGATTGTGCCCTTATTTCAAAATGGGCTGGTGGTATTGGTTTACATATACATAATGTTCGTGCATCCGGGAGTCATATTCGTGGAACGAATGGAGCATCTAATGGTATTGTTCCTATGCTAAAAGTTTTTAATAATACTGCTAAATATGTCGATCAATGTTTAGACCCAGAAACAATAGTATATACAAAGCAAGGGTGTAAACCAATTAAAAACATTGTAATAGGTGATAAAGTTGTTGCCGATGATGGTAATTATTATAAGATTGGTAAAATATTAGATAATGAATATTATGGTGATTTGTATATATTAGATGTTAAACATACACTTACGCCAATAAAATTAACAGATATGCACCCATTATGGGTTATTCAAAATAATACATATTATCAAAGAAACTTTAAAGATATAATTAATCAACTTGACCGTAATTTATTAGTCCCTGAATTTATTGAAGTAAAAAAGATTAATAAAAATGATTTTATCGGGTTTCCTATACCAAAATATGAAAAAGATATTGAACAATATACTGAAGATGATTGCCGTTTTTACGGTATTATGCTTGGAGACGGAAATATATCAAGTGCTAATAATTTGGCGTATGTATCTTTAAATAAAGATACAAAGAAAGATACTATAGATTTTGTAGAAAACTATTTAACTAAAATGAATATACATATAACATACACATATGTACATGATACATATGTAAGATTAACATGGACACGAACAAATATGTTTAAATTTACATATGAAATGTTATATGATGCTAATAAAGAAAAATATGTAATACCAAATATGTTACATTTACCAAAACCAAAAATATTAAATATAATAAAAGGAATATTAGAAACCGATGGTAAAGTCAAAGATTATCAAATTGTATTAGAAATCACATCATTAAGTATTGTAGAAAGTATTAGATATATGTTATTACGGTTAGGCATTTTAACATCAGGGTCTGTCCGTGATAGAAGAAATGAAAGCCATATAACAAAATATAACTCTTTAATACGAAATACACAGATTTCTTACATATTAATTGTTCCAAAGAAACAAATTATATGCGATTTATTCAAACATAAAAATTTAACCACCAGTGGGTCATTTACATTCTTTGAGTATAAAGGATATTTATTTAGTATTGTAAATAGCAACAACTGTATAAGAAATTATTCGGGACGGGTAATTGACATAGAGGTAGATAATAACTATCACCATAATTTTTTGACACATAGTGGGCTTGTAAAAAATGGTGGAGGCAAGCGTAATGGTAGTTTTGCTATTTATCTTGAACCCTGGCATGCAGACATTGAACATTTTTTACAGTTAAGAAAAAATCATGGTGATGAAGAAATGAAAGCACGAGACCTATTTTATGCTTTATGGTTGCCGGATTTGTTTATGGAACGTGTTAAAGCTGACGGCAATTGGACATTAATGTGTCCAGATGAATGTCCTGGACTAGCTGATGTTTACGGCGATGATTTTGTAACATTATATGAACAATATGAAACATCTGGCAAGTGTAGAAAAACAATGAAGGCGCGAGATTTGTGGTTTCAAGTGTTGGATGCTCAAATGGAAACTGGAACACCTTATTTATGTTATAAAGATTCCGCAAACCGTAAATCCAACCAAAATAATCTCGGAACAATTAAATCTTCTAATCTTTGTGTTGCACCAGAAACACTCATTTTAACGGATAATGGTCCTATTCAAATAAAAAAATTAAAAGATCAAAATGTAAATGTATGGAACGGGGGGGAATTTAGTGAGGTTACTGTATATCAAACTGGTGTTGATCAACCATTATTAAGTGTTGAAACTGATGATGGGGCTATCTTACGATGCACTCATTACCATCGTTTTTTTATTAAGAGTAAAGATAAGACATATATTGATATGGTAGAAGCTAAAGATTTAAAACCAGGTGATATTTTGATGGATTGTGAATTCCCAGTTATTAAAGAGTGTATCCAAGAATTTGAAAAACACTATAATAATTCTCATATTACCATGAATAATGGATATATCTATATGTACGCAGATTCCATTGATATTATACGTGAATACAAATGTTTATTACAAGGTTGTGGGGTTAATGCCACGATTAATCGTCATAAAAATATATCTAAACAATCATTTATTGTACTTACACCTGAAGATATTTATACATTACATAATAATGGATTTTCACCAAAAGAATGGCAGACAAATTCTCATATTTTCTCTAATATAACAAATACTATTACTAAAAAAGAAATTAAAATTAAATCCATTGTTGATTTTTTAAGAACAGATGATACTTTTTGTTTTACTGAACCTAACCGTAATGCGGGGATTTTTAATGGAATGATTACATCACAATGTAGTGAAATCATTGAATACTCTGATAAAAATGAAACTGCAGTTTGTAATCTTGCTAGTATTGCATTACCTGCATTTATAAATAAAAATGAAGATGGGGTCTCTTATCATTTTGATTACGATAAATTACACGAAATCACTAAGGTCATTACATATAATTTAAACCGTATTATCGATATTAATTTCTATCCTACCGACAAAACAAAACGCAGTAATCTACGTCATAGACCCATTGGTATTGGTGTACAAGGACTCGCTGATGTATTTATGAAATTGGGATTGACATTTTATTCGAATGAATCTAAACAAATTAATCGTAATATTTTTGAAACTATTTATCATGCTGCGGTTGAACAAAGTTGTGAAATTGCTGAAAATAGATTTAATTTGTTAGAACCTCTACATTTGTATGATGATTTTAGTGACAGATTATCTATTGATGAACAAATTCAATTACGTAAACATATTAATTCGTATGAAGAACCTTTACTACATACTCAATATAGAGGGGCTTATTCTACATTTAAAGGTTCACCCACATATCACGGCAAATTACAATTTGATTTGTGGAATGTTACACCCAGTAACAGATATGATTGGGATTCATTAAAACAAAAAATAAAAACATATGGTATGAGAAATTCATTACTACTTGCACCTATGCCAAC